TCGGGATATTCTGGTCAATCTGGAACTAGTGGGTACAGTGGACAATCAGGTTACTCAGGATTAGGAACTTCTGGTTATTCAGGTGCCTCCAGCACTAGTGGATACAGTGGAATTTCTGGTTATTCAGGTGCCAGCGGCACTAGTGGATACAGCGGATTTTCTGGATCAGGTCAGTCTGGATATAGTGGAACTTCGGGAAACTCTGGATATAGTGGACAATCTGGTTATTCCGGTTATTCCGGTCAATCTGGAAACAGTGGTTATTCTGGAGTTGGTACTTCTGGTTATTCTGGAGTTGGTACATCAGGATACAGTGGTAATAGTGGATATTCTGGTTCTTCTGGAAACTCTGGATATAGTGGAAATTCAGGTTATTCTGGCCAATCAGGAACAAGTGGGTATAGCGGATTTTCTGGGTCAGGTCAATCTGGATACAGTGGTTCCTCTGGAACATCTGGATATAGTGGACAATCCGGAACAAGTGGTAATTCAGGATATTCAGGTCAATCGGGAAATAGCGGATATTCAGGAGTTTCTGGATATTCTGGTCAATCTGGAAATAGTGGGTATAGTGGTAGTTCTGGATATTCTGGAACTAGTGGAAACAGTGGTTATAGTGGAAATTCAGGATATAGTGGTGGTTCTGGAACTAGTGGGTACAGTGGTGTTTCTGGATACTCAGGTCAATCTGGAACTAGTGGGTATAGCGGAAATTCGGGATATTCCGGTTCTTCAGGTACCAGTGGATACAGTGGAACTTCAGGATACAGTGGAACTTCAGGATATAGCGGATTTTCTGGATCAGGACAATCGGGGTACAGTGGTTCCTCCGGCACTTCTGGATATTCTGGTCAAGTAGGATCTACCGGATCTCAAGGAAACTCTGGATACAGTGGAACTTCAGGTTATTCTGGTACAGGTGGATCGGGATATAGCGGACAATCCGGAACAAGTGGGTATTCCGGAATGGGAATTTCTGGTTATAGTGGACAAGGTCAATCAGGTTATTCAGGTATTTCAGGATATAGTGGTCAATCAGGTTATTCAGGTATTTCAGGATATAGTGGTCAATCAGGTTATTCAGGAACACAGGTTTGGACTTACGGAACTGGGGCACCGCCAACTGGAGTAAATGGTCAAATTTATTTTCAATATGGTGGAACAACCGGCTTATCTGGATATAGTGGAAACTCTGGTTTTTCTGGAGCAAATCCAGGAGCATCAGGATATAGTGGTATAAGTGGCTATTCTGGAACAGGTGGTTCTGGATATAGCGGAGCATCTGGATCAGGTATATCAGGTTATTCTGGAACTTCTGGTGCTGGTGGAATATTACTTGGTATGCAATCTTTTATATCTGGAAATGGTACATATACTAAAAATACAAGTGCAACAAGAATTGTCGTTGAAGGGTGTGGTGGTGGCGGAGGTGGTGGCGGTGCCAATGCTAATAACGCCGCTGCACTTGGAGGTGGTGGAAGCGCAGGTGCCTATTTTAGAAGATATATAGGATCTCCAAATGCTAACTATGCTTATGTAATAGGAGCAGGTGGTGCTGGTGGAAATGCAACAACTGGAGCAGTAGGTACTGCTGGTAATAATACAACGTTTGATGCTGGTGGCGCACAAAACTTAGTTGCTCCCGGTGGACTTGGCGGTACTGGAGGTGGAAACCAAGCAAATAATACAGCTGTTTTAATTGTCAAGGGAGCAAACTCATCAGGTAATGCTACAGCTAACAATGCAAATACAGCTGCTGGAGATATTTTAATTTCTGGTGGTGTTGGATTTATGGGAATTGCCATGAGTCAAAACCAAGGAATTGGCGGTACTGGTGGAGAAAGCTATTTTGGTGGTGCAGGTCAAGGTGGTAATGCAATGGCAGCTAATACGAATGCTGCAGGAATAAATGCGGCAGGTTACGGGTCTGCGGGTGGTGGTGCCGCTGTCACAAGAGCAAATGCTTCAAACGGTAATGCTGCTGGTGGTAATGGTTCTGGTGGAATAATAATAGTTTGGGAATATGCATAAAATTATTCAATTATAAAAAGGATTTAATATGGCAGAAAGATTTGTAAACGGTTATGGTGTCCCAAGTGTGGGTGATACTTCTTGGACATACTTTGGTGGCCCAGGTGGTACTGTTGATTCTCTATGTAGTCAAACTGTCCCATCTGGCACAGCTAATACCCCTGGTGCATTATGTCAAGATGGTTCAGGAAATTTTTCTTATGGTTTCCCAGCTAATGTTAGTCAAACTATTGCTACTGCTAGTAGTACAACTACATTTACTAAGTCTACTGTTCAATATACTATTTTTACCGGGACACAAGCACAAACATGTGTATTACCTGCTGCTACCACATTACCATTAGGACAAACATACGAAATAGATAATGCTTCTACTTTAGCAGTAACATTACAAACAAATGGCGGAGCTACTTTATGGACTATAGCTTCTGGTACAGACGTTAGAATTTTACTTACAAATAATACTACAGCAGCGGGTACATGGAATATTGATTATTATGGACAAATTTCAGCAACAGGAAAAGGTCAATCTTTTACAGATAATTTAATTGTTGCAACTAATAAACCTGGTATGCCTTTAAATGACGGTTCTGGTAATATATCATTTGGACCTTCAATATCAGTCAATGCTTTAGAAGTATTTGGACACTCTTTTTTTAATAAAGCCTCTGGTCTTGGACCGGCAATAGGTAATGGTAATGTTAATCAGAGTTCAGTATGTACTAACTTACTAACAGGTGTACTTGCATTAAACACGGAACGTGTTAGAAACCATGCAGTTGATGGAGCAAAATTAACTACAGTTGGAAAAACAGGGGGTGGTTTCGCCAAAGCTTTAGCAGAAATAACTAGATCTAGACAAACTTACCCTTTTGCACGTTCTGGTGGTATGTATATAATGGGATGGGGTATAAATGATATTGGAAATAATACAGTAGCCAACCAATCTCTAATGAATTCAACTTATAATAACTGTTTAACAGCTATTATATCTAAGGCTAGGTCTGCAGCTATATACTTAGCTAATGGTGGAGCAAACTGGACTTTCGGTGGAAATTTTTCAGCTGCTGCTTCAACAACATATGAATGGTCATCAGGTGCAGTAATGCATGCTACAGTCGTTGATAGTGCTGGAACGTCTACTGCAACATTTACTATTCCTTTTGGATATAAAGGTGAACCTATTTGTTTTGGTCTTATTGGAACTCAGGGTGCAGCAACTGGTTGTATTGTTACTTGGGGTGGAACTGTTACTGGAACATCTGGTATAATAGGTACAACAACAAACCTTAATTCTGTATCTTTAGATACAAATAGTATTGTTCCTGTCCGATTTACTTCTTCAGCCAATGGTTTATCCGCTTCTAATGCTGGTCAGACTATAACTGTACGAGTAACTACAATTTCCGGTGGTGACTTTGGTTTGGATGGGTGTTGGATCGAAGCTTTACACCCAGACCCAATTATTATATGCAATACAGCAAAATGTGCTTGTCATACTATTCCATATGCTTTTGGTGATGGTGTAACATCTGGTGTAAATACATCTTTTGTATCTGCAACAGCTCAATTTTTAGCTGCCACAGATACTGGAGCTGTATTAACGGAAACAGATGCACAAGGAGCTATTTCTGGTCTTACAGTAGGATCCGTAACTAATCCAACAACTATTGTTTTATCTGGAAATGCTACCGGATCATTTTCTAATATTAAATATACGATAGCAAGAATTGTTAATGGCTATTCCTCTACTCAAGGCGGCTACTATAGCACTAACACAGATTTTGCAAATGCTACCCCTACTTCACATTCTGCCGCAGATGCTGATGTTACCACATTAAATTCTACTATATCTACAGTTGTTGCTGGTTTTGATTCTATGGTTCAAATAGCGGACTTAAATACTGCATTAGGTAATGGAGATACAACTCTTGCATCGGGTATCTATAGCTATATGGAAACAACTGGATTACATCCTAATGATTATGGAAATTCTAAAGTTGTTCAAGAAATTATTAATGCGATGACAAAATTAAAACCAACAGACCCATTAAGTTATGGAGCTATGGATAATGTATGTAGTCCAGCTTATATGGCTGGTCCTTCTAGACGTATAATCAGATCGGGTCAAGTGTATATGCCAGAATTTCCAGCTTACGGAACCACCTATACAGCCGTCGCTGGAGATATGTTTGCTGTACCTTTATTTTTGACTGAAACAACTCTTAACTTAACTACTATATATCTTGAACAGTTAAATGCTCCTTCAACAGCTGGATCAAATGTCTATACAGGATTATATGATGATATTAACATGCTAGGATACCCACAGTGTTTGATAAGACAGATTCCAACTGGTAGTGCATTTGCCATGGGAACATCAATAGCAGTTGTTAGTCCAGGTTCTTTTGGTCGTACTGTAAACTACGGGCTTTTTTGGTTAGTATTAAAAATAGATTCTTTAGGTACAAATGCTTCACAATTTAGAACTATTATAGGCCCAAGTCAATATATGCCAAACTGGGCTACTACAGGTGGAGCTTTAACTAACATTGCATGGAAAGTAACAGGTTTAAGTTCTGGGGCTTTACCAACCACATTTCCAACTGGTGGTGTTGTATCCAGTTCCGCACCTTGCATAGGTGTTGTATTAAACGTTCTATAAGGATTAATTATGGTATGGGGAGCAGATGTATGGACAGCAAATTATTGGGCTTATGGTGCTATACCATATACATCACCAATGATTAATGTCAGTGGTACTTGGTATTATGCTATCGATGCTTGGGTATATCTTACAAGTAATTGGGGCGGTACTGCATGGGGACAGACCGCCTGGGATACTAGTGGTGGTTGGGCTCGAATACAATATTGTCAAACGGATTCTTCTGGTACATGGCAATAATTACTTAAAAGAATTTATTATTTTTTCAAATACAACCGTTTCTTTATCATATGTTTCATTATTACGTTCACGTTCATACCAAATACCCGTCTGTTTATCCACCCCACGCCACGTTCCAAATTGATCTGGTCTTAAATATTTTGCATCTTTAAAAATATTTAAATTATATGGATAACCAAATATCCTTGAATCTGATTCACCCCAAATAACGATACCTTTAGTAGATATAGGCAAGTTATTATTTAAATGCTGTAAAAAATTATCTCCAGAAATCCAGAATTTACAATCTGTTAATAACTTTTCAACATCTGTAAAAGATAAATTGTATAAATTCTCATCTACACCATCTAAAGCTGGCTCTCCACCTTGACCTATCTGAATTAATTTATATCCCAATGTCTTAAGTAGAGGTATTAACTCATTCCAATACGGGTAAGACTTCGCATGATTTTTATGGAAACTATATGGACTAATTATAATTGTATTTCCAGTACCTTCTTTAAATCGATCTAAAACTTTAATATCTCCGCCCTTTATATTATACATTTTCTTATATGCCCAGCACAAGCTCTTATCCCACTTATTCTGTATCATCCATGAATAAATATTAAATTTATCCAAATTACCCATTAATACATGTGCATCTTCAATAGATGCTAACTGTATATTTGGTATATCTTTAAATACCTCCGGATAACAAACATAAAAAATACTCTTTTTGTTTTTATTATTTTCAAAATATTCAGGCAACCAATATTTAAATGCAAAATGATCGCCAATACCACCTTCAAGGACTACATGATAATATTCATAAGGTTTAATTCCCCACTCTTGGAGTTTAGCGGAAAATACACGCTCATCTTTTGCATAATTATTAGGATCTGTGTGTGACCTTATCCCACCAGAAGGGTTCCTAAAATGCCATGTCTGTGCTTTTGGATCTATTAATAGTTTGTAACCTTTTTTCTTCATACCAAATGTTAAGAGAGTTTCTTCTCTATGTCCTACGGGAGATAGATCTGTACTATATTCCGCAATTTCTTTACGATATAGGAATGAACTATAAAGATGATCTACTTCTTTCACAGTTTTATCTGTGTGTAAAAACCATTGTTCGTTGAGCCCGAGAAAAATATCTTCCATTTTATTAGAAGCAATGGAAGGTAAATTTCTTTCTTCATGTGCAGGAATAATTAATCCAGCAACCGCTCCAACATCATCTCCCATATTTGCAACTAATTTTTCAAGTACGTCATTTTCAAGTATCTCATCATCATCTATTCGGTATACAAAAGCAGTATCTGCCATCTCAAGAGATCGTATGTGATTGGCTACCTGCCCTGCTTTTGCTCCTGGCTCATGCTGCCAAGAAATACCATTAACAGATAAGGTATAAAATATGGTGGAATAAATTGGTTCACATTGACTGATATTCATAAATTGATCACTATCATCAAGTAATATCAAATGCTTAGGCTTATATGTTTGCAGTGCAATAGACATAAGACATGCTGGAAGAGTTGAGAAGTATCTATTCTTTGTAGATACAACGCATGTAACTGGAATATTAACTTTAGTCTTTGGTTTTGAATCAATTACAGGTAAAGTCTTTTCCATATCTTTATATTTATTTGCTACATTTTCACGCTTAGCACTAAACTCACTCAAATTATTTTTCAAATAATCAAAATCACTATTATCCCAACCTTGCCTTTTAACATCTTTCCAAATCGCCTCATCTTCAAATTTTCTTGCATGTAATGCCTTTACACCCATCCCAGCATCAGGATTTGTATTTCCCCAAATATCTTTATTGTTCTCAGGATAGGGACTAACAAATGTTTTAATATCATGTTTTTTCAATAGATATGAAAAATGTATGTCATCAGCAATTTTCTCGTTTATTACTGGCTCTTCCCAAAAGAATGAAAACCATGCTTTCTTACCAAACCACCCATGTCCACCCATGTCAACTTCCACAGGTTCTGCTGGGTGCTCGCCATTATCACCGTACTGTCTAGAACATAAATCGTTACAATTAGTATCATATTTAATACCATAAGGGCTAACAACAGCATTATATTTCTTTGAGATAGAGAAACATTCCTCTAACCACTTGGGGGCAGGAAATACATCATCATCAAGTAAAGTAACGTATTCTGTCTTTGCAAGTAACGGAATTGCAAATCTACCTGGTAAATTAAAGTCATGCTTAGTTTCTATAATATGAACATTAGGATATTTATTTTCAAAATTATAAAGTTCTTTATATTCTTCTACCTGTGTTTGCCATACAAGTATATCTTTTGGTTTTAATGTCTGTTTCTGTAATGCTTCAATCTGATCTACCAAATACTCCGGTCTAAGATATTCGGAGATCACTACTGTAACCTCTGGTTTATAAAAATCAAATCTAAATATATTTACCCGAGTATCCATGTAATAATCCGTCCACATCTCCGTAAAGCCTAAATTATTAAGATATACCCTCAATTTATTAATCAATCCTGTTTTACCTGCTGTCAACCCTATATTTTCATGCATCTCTATAAGAATAGTTTGACATTTTTTTAAATCCTCTACACTGGCACCATATATAATGTCATATTCAGACCCTTCGCAGTCCATTTTCAAAATAACAGACTCACCATTAAAATTTCCTAAGAGATCATGTAGGGATATCGTTTCTATATCCCCGTCAGAATCTGGTACAACATAGCATCTACCATCAATTGCCCCAAACTCTGGTTGCATACCAACAATAACTTTATCACCACTATTAAATGCAGCTGCCTTATTTAAAGCAATTACATCTGTTCCTTCAGTATTACTCTTAAGTAACCTGTAAGCTGATACGTTAGATTCCACAGCCACAATTTTCTTGGCACCATAAGTTTTAGCCAATACAGTGAATGTACCATTGTTGGCGCCAATATCAAGTATGTTCTTATCACAAAGATCAGCTTTGGATATTCGATACTGATTATCTTCTACAACTTCTTTGTATACGGGCTCATGCTGGCTTTTAAGCTCTTCTAACCTCATTTTAAAAGTTCCTCACAGTTTGTTATTATGTAAATACCATTACCGCAAGAAAAAGGGTAATGGTATTTAACGTCTTTTAAAGTATCAGCTACGTACCACTTTTGATTTTCAATTCTTTTTAACTTAATAATATTTTCGGGCATGTTTTCAGCAAATACATCTAAAATCTCATTATAAGCTTTTGGAAAAGTTATTAAATAATGCTTGGCTTTCATCATTTTAATAAGCACTTTAACTGACATGTTTTTATCCACAGGCATGCCATAATCACCAGTACCAATATGTTCAACTGTTGAAATAGATAGAACAGTTTTCTTTTTATAACAGATATCCTCCGCCTTTAATTTTATACAATTCTCATATGGGTCGGTAGGATCAAAAATTAAATGTTTACTTTTAAAATAATAAGGAGTAACAGCCCCAAATTCAATTGGATCTTTATATTTATTTAAAAACCACTGTGCTAAAGGAACCTCTACCATGCGTTCATTATTTGAGGCATCATTATGAGAGTTCTCCTCTAACCATAAATCTATTTCTACCTTACCTATTCTCATCTTCTATTCCTTTGAAATCATCAAATTTAATTCTTATAAATGTACATTTTAAAAACTGCTCAATTTCTTTTTGTCTTATAATATCTTTATTTTTTAATTCCCCTGTTACATCAAAATGATGCCTCTCATCAATTTCTATGGCCACATTTTTATCCTTATCATAGCCATCAAGCCAATACCCTAATTCTTTTATATAATATTCTCCGCCATTCATTGCATGCTGAAAATTATACCCATTTTTTATACCATAATCATCTATAATTTTACAGGCTTTCCTATTAAAAAATGGGACTAAAGGTAATCCATCTGCTATATTCTGTTGAATTCGTTCAATTAACTTTATTCTATTACTATTCCCTATTAACTTTTTTGTCTCTTCTGAGCATATTCTCCCTTTATTAGCCTCACTTATTTTTCTTCTTGTTTTATCAGAGAGGTGCTTTCCAAAATTTGGGTGTTTTTCTCCACTTAAATTCTCACTGATTTTCCTTCTAGATTCTTCAGATTGTTTTGATCCTAATCTTTTTTTATTACCCTTATTAGATTCGCCTATTTTTCTTTTAGTTTCTTCAGGAAGATGCTTTCCAAATAATACATTTTTCTCTCCCTTATGACCTTCACTATTTTTTCTTTTTAGCTCCTCTGATTTAGGCTTACCAAATGCCCAATGCTTTATTCCTTTATATTGAGACAATCTCATTTTAGTTTCTTCTGAGTGTCTATATCCCTTTCGACTTTCTTGTATTTTATCAACATGCTCTCTAGAAAGTTTTTTACCCTTATTCCAAGGTATTCTTTTTTTCATAATTATTCCTATGTATTATTTACAATGTTCAAACGATTTTTTCCATTATTATATCTACTGTCATGAAACATCTCTAGACTCCCCGGATACAAATAGCACTGATTTCTATCTTGCTGACTAAGACTAACCCCCCAGCACACTTCAAGCATATTTGAAACTTGAAACATGGTATCAATGGATTTATATAAAGGAAAATGACTCTTAAACCAATTTAAATCCGTATAGAAACAGCAACCATCTATACCATTTCCTGGATTACCACAGGATCCCCCCCAACTTGCACCAACAAATTTTCTCCCATAAGAGTTGCGTTCCCACTCTTCAAAAATTGAAACATCATTCAACTCACAATCATATGTAAGTTTGTGAAAAGTCTCAACTTCATAATATTTTAAGGCACTTATTCCCTGATCGATTAACATGCATTCGGCTACGCCGTGGCTATATTTTCTCTCATCAACAACATTATTCTTATCATACAATACAATATCGGCATATTCTTGAATAGAAGTACTTACGGGGAGATGAGAGGAAACAACAACAAGATATTTATCTAATTTCTTGATTTTATAAACCAATTGTTTTAATAAATCTTCTTTTGCCATATAATCTGCATAGGAAGTTATGATTACACCAATTTTCTTTTCCATGCCAAGCCTCATTTTTTAAAGTTGAAGATCCCACCCAGAAAATCTACTACATCACTCTCATTAAAAATATTCGAATCATACTTCTTCTCTTCTTTTCTACCAATATAACACTCTGTTATATCATACAGTTTAATAGGAACTGATCCTTCAGCTGTATTCATATTAATTGTCTTAGATTTATATGCTTCATATAAATCTAAGAATTTCTGCTCTTTATCTCCTGGAAGATTAAATTCATAATTTTCGCCATCATACATTTTTATTGTAATCATTATATAATCCCCTCAAACCAAATATTTATTATATTTATCTAAATTGAACTTCACATAATCTGGCAAGAAATCAATTTCTTTTTTTGAGTATCTAACGGGACTTCCATGAAAACTAAATACTTTCTCAAAAAAAGGTATACCCTCACTCATACATTTTATAAGATGTTCATCAGATTTAATGTCTTCTCGATTAAACTCAGCATGTGCATAGGACTCTAATTTTTTCCTTATAGCACCAACCCCGCCAAGAGTCGAAAAATGCCAGCCAGCTTCTTTAATACTTTTAAAATCGCCACCAAATTCAACACTACATGTATGCCATCTAAAATCACAGGGAC